GACCGCCAACGTGATGCGGATCAGGGCCGAGCACCGCAAGAACAGCAAGTGAACAACATCGGTCCCGGACAACAGGCGAACACCATGACTGCCATGACTGCCACCCTATTTGATTTCAAAGGCGAAAAAGCCAGCCGCCGTTGTGGAAGGGCCAACGGCGGGTACATGACGATCACGGGGGACGTTGGGACTTACTGCGGGCCGGAAGCCATGGGGATTGACTGGATGACCGGCAATGAACTGTCGGAAGCCATCCCGCCTGCCTATGCGGAATACATCGGTCGCGCCGCGCTGGCGCACATCGCTGCACCGCTCGCGATGGCAGCAGAATGACCTTATTCAGTAGCCACCGGCAACGATAGCGAGAAGCTTATGAATATGAGCGAAAGTGATCGACACGAGAACATGCTGTCCGCGATGACTGCGGCGAGGCACGCGCGTCGGAACGATGATGTGCTGCTAGATCGCGCTCTCGACATCTTGCACCGCATGGCTACAGAGAGGACGGGTTGGCGCTCGATCTTCCACCGCTGGTATTACAGTGATGAGCCGTTGCGAAACGACGCCGCGAATTTAGTGCGCGAAGCGCGGTTCGAGATGCCGATGCCGCTCGACAGCCGACTACTCGGTGACAGGAATTGAACGCCATCATGGCCTACGACGACTGGAAAACGAGGGAGCCGGAACCGAACGCGGTCGACACCATTCGGCCAGTATCCGCCGATGGGCCACCAAAAATTCTTTTGATCACGCGCCGCCCAAGCGATGCAGTTGTATGCCCTGTCTGGGCAACTCGTGACTTTGAACGTTCCAGCCTTCAGATTCGGAAAACCAGCCCTTACAAGCTTTTTTATTTCGGCTTCGGTAATTCCTACACACTGTAGCCGTTGGCGCGCGCCCACCTTAGCCATGCATCCGTCATCTTTTGAAGATTTCCACGCTCGCTTTTCTTGACCGGCCTCGCCCCCGTGATGTGATGGAGCGCCCAGAACCAAAAATCTGGACTGGCCTTTAATCGCCGCAAGATCAACGGAACCACCTTCGGCCCCATGCTCATAATCTTCTGGTAGTGCTCGTTCATGGCCATGTCATCAATGGCCGAAATAAATTGAGTCTCTTTTTTCCATTGTGCTGCCAAGCGATTGAATCGCCGTTCACTGGGAGTGCTGGGGGGGTGCAATAGCGTTCGTTCCGGCCCAGATACTTTGGCAGGGACGATGCGGTTGAGTGACCAAGCCCCTATCGTCCTGGCACGACGAGTGTTCGAAACTGCCGGCGGCAGATAGTGACGCACCGCAGGAAAGTGAGGGACTGAAAGGGAGGTATCTTGGCTGGCGTAATAGTCCATCACTTTGCTTTCCCGCTGGGCGAATTTGGCGCTGGTATATGCTGCATTTCACCTGTTTCAAGATCGAGCTGAACGTTGTGGATATTAGCCATTTCCAAAATCTTCTCAGTTAGCCATTTGCCGGCATTGCTGCCAGGGCCAGTGATTGACGAGAGGCCCGGTCAGTGATTGTTCTCGATCGCCAACAGTCGGTTGGACAAATCATTCATTCTGCGATCCATTGATGACAGACGTTCATCTTGGCGCGCCAGCTCGACAAACACCTTCACGATTTGTTTAAGACTTTCGTCGATCTTATTCAGGTCGTGTTCCACGTTGTCAATGCGCGATGAGAGTATCCGAATATCGCCCCGCATCCCGTAGAACACGGCAAGCCCGCCGCCGAGAACCCGATGATCGAAAGCAAGTTTCCGAGCGTAATGGTCCAGTCAAATATCATCGCGTCCGGCTGTTCCGATTGGACGCATTCAACTGCTGAAGCTGATCGCTGATCTTGATTAGGGCCTCTCGTGTAGCCCTGGCTTCGGCCTGCTGTACGGCGACCGCCGTGGCAAGTTCCCCCACCTTGTTTGCAATCTCCTTGTTTGATGCCAGGAACGCCTCGCCCAGCTTGGCGCGCTTGTCGTCCTGATCGCGCAGTGCGGCCGGCGTGGCTTCAGTGAACTTCTTTTGAATCTCCTTAATATCGGCCACATTCTTGCGGGTCTCGGCTTGATCCCATTTGATTGTGCCGTATGCAATGCCGGCCCCTGCGATCACGCCGACCGCAACCAGGGCCTGCTTGAGCGTGACGCGAAGCCCGCTCTCAGGCGTGATTGACGGTTGCTCGACAACCGGGACGCTGTAGCGGGGCGGGCGGGTGCGTTTAGCCATCGCGTTCGCCTTTGCTTATGTCCTCGGCGCCGGCATCCTTGGCGAGCTTCGATTCCGGCTCGGCCTTGAAGGCCACGGCCTCGCCGCGTTGCACCAGTTCGGCCAGCGTGAAGCGTGGGCCGAGGGATGGCTTCTCGCCGCGGCGATCCTCAACGTTGTCCGAGTGCGGGAGGCCGGTTGTTTTCATTGCGATCAACGCAGAATGGGCAGCCTTAACCCGCCGCCCAGCAACATCTGCACCAGCATGAGAAGGACGATGAGGGCAAAAATCACCCAGAGGATCTGTATGACCTTGGCGGGCAGCGCCAAACCGACAACATCGCGCAGCACCCAGATCACCAGGTAGATCACCAGCGCGATGACGCAAATGTAGATCAGCAGAGAGATGACGGCTGTAAGCATGGCTGTCTCCTGTTCATTTCTGCGCCGGTCGGATGACCGGCATCGCGGCATAACTCGTATCGGTGAAATGCTTCACCGCGCGGTTGCCAAACCAGAACCCCATGATGGCGCCGAAGATCGCCTTGGTCGGCTCGTCCCAGACCAGTTGCACCAGTTCGCCGAGCGACAGCCCGGAGCGGATGCCGACAATCAGCACCGTGGTCTCGATGCCGAGCCACAGGTGGAACATGATCATGGTGATATAAGGCCGAACAAGAGAGGTAAGTGCGTCCACACGGCTGTTGCCAGAAGGACCAGCAGCATAACGGTAAAGCTCCCGCTGCTGCTCAGTGTCCGCGCGAGCAACCTCAGTGGCCAAGGCGATCTGACCGCCGACCTTGGCGGCTTCCAATTGCTTATCGGCCATCGCGCGTTCATGGGCCTGGTCGTTCTTGCGGGTGAATAGAGTAATGATCGAGGGCAAGACCGATGAAACGAAGCCGCCGAGGATTCCGAGAAGGGCTATCATCAGACCTCACCGGCTTGCTTGGCCCCATCGATCACGGCGATGGCCTTTTCGTTTGCTGCTTCGGTCTTTGCCACCACTTGTGCAACGTCACCCGGCAGATTGTCCGGCAGGTTCACTAACTCGATCGGCTTGGTGGTCTCCATACGCAGTTGCACTTGGACGTGCCCCGCAAGTGAGATCACCAGCGGCATGATGTGTACGGTCCATGCCCATTTCTCTGGCATGACCAGTGCGAGCGGCGTCAGGTCGATGCCGCCCAGCGACGCAAGGGCTGCCAGCCCATAGCCGAGTGCCTGCAGGAATCGTCCCCACAGCACCGACTCCGATTTCATAAAGAATCGGCGCTCTAGCCATTCGCCCACGCGGCTCTTGTAGAGCCACGCCATCCATGGCTTGGCCAACAGCCAGGTGCGGCCAGCGATGACGTACCAGGCGACAAACGCGATCAGCAGCGCGACGATCCAAAGCATCATGCGGCCTCCTTGCGCTTGGGCCAGATAAACCATGCCACGGCCGCGATACTCAGCCCCACCAGGACGATCGGAATGGCGAGCATCCAGTCGATACCGCCGCCTTGCGCGGCCGGCTTCTTAGACGTGGCAACCGTGGTGGCGACGGTGCCGGATACGATCACCGCCGTAGTGCCGGCCTTGGCAGCCGTGCCGCCGATCGGCACCTGACCGGCGAACACGCGCCGCTGCGCTTCGATCCAGTCGGCATCTGACGCGGGATACGGCTTGCCCGCCTCATGCCAAGCCTGTGCTTTCAGGAAGGCGATGCCGTTCGGACTGCGCCAAAAAGCATCATCCATGATGGTGTCACGGGTCATGCCCGGCACGCGCTTTAAGACGAACGCAATATAATCCTCGACGAAGTTGCCACCGGACCAGACCCGAATGGCATCCTTGAAGGGTTTGTTCCGATAGTTTTTCGAGGTGCGCCACAGATCGAGTTGCGCGCAGATGCCATGCACATAGGTCGGGAACACGGCGATGTTGTTGCCCTGGCCCTTTCCGTCATTGAGGGTGATCGCCTTCTTGTCGGCACCCCATTTGATCGCAAGCGCGCTGCCCCACATGGCGCCGGGGTTCTTATAGCGGATCGATGCCGGTTCTTGAGGCATCACAACCCTCCTACAATCTGACCGTTTGTGATAAAGCCATGCCAGAGACCGCCTGGACTGCCGTTCAGCGATGGCGTGACGGTCATCGTCTCAAACGTCGCAGCGTCAATGCCGCCGGCAATCTGCCAGTGCTTATCCTGACCGCATGGCTGCACCATCGTGTGTTCACCGTGCATCATGTCGAATAGATCGCACTGCTCCGACACCATCGGCGGATTCGGGAAACAACTCTGCCGGAACGCCGGGTCGGTTGGGCAGACGAACGTGAAGCCGATGCGCTTGCCGTCGCGCACAACAAACGTCGGGTCGAGATCAAGCAGCCTCATCACATCCTCGGCTTCGGCTGATAACAAATGAATTTCTCGCAAGGTGTTTTGCCGCCGTAGTGAGCGGACACGCAGGCGTGTGAGACGGAAGCGTTTGGCACATTGCCACGCGAGAGGTAGTGGCGAGGCTCAACCGGACACCACGCGCCTTCGACGCGGACAGCGAGGACGCCATTGAGTTCACGCTCATCGGCATCCGCGAGTTCCCTACAATCAGTGTTATTGCAACATCCCTGCGGCTTGGGCAGCGCCGAGTTGAACCATGACTGATAGCTGGCGTGGTGCGTGGCGTGGCCGCGCACCGGCCTCGATGCCGCCCAGATGAATATGAAACCAACAAGGATCGAGAAGATGACGCAGGCCCAGATCGCGCCGCAGACGTAGAACAGCACCAACTTAGTCAGCGAGACGCCATCGAGGCGTTCCCGCTGACGTTGTTTGATGTACCAATGGCGGGGCACAATCACCCCGCCGCCGCGTAACGCCGCTTGTATCGCTTCGCATAACGGACGTGCCGCTGCGCTCGATAGCTGCGGCCAGGCTTGCCGTTGACCTCGGTGTAGGCCCCATGCGGGTTTACGATTGCGTAGCCGCTCAGCGAGCGGACATGCAGCCGTGTGAGCCGTTGGCCACTGTTGGGGTCGTAGGCCAGTGCCATGTTGCCGGGCAGACACTGCTCGATGGCAAAGACGTGCCCGCGCCGGGCAGCCGCCATCCCTGGAGCGCAGGACGTTCGCGGGAAGCCCGTCCAATTTGCGGCAATGGCAAGCCCGCCTGCGCGAACCGGCTTACCCAGCAGCCGCAGCGCCACACCACAACCGCAGAACGCCCGTGGCGGGCAGCCCGCGGGATGCGGCAGGATCTGCGCTGATCTATAAACACCCGTCATGCTGGCGCGCCGCGCCGCAGCGGTCAGCGCGCGGTGTTGTCCCTTGTATTTCTTGGCGGTCTTTTTCTTGTGGTAGTTGCCCGGCCCCGGATAAAGCCGCTCTTGATACTGCGGGGAATAAATAGGTGCTCCGACCGAATGCTGATCGTAAAGCCGCTGAGAATATGAATCGTTCTTCTGGCGTGCGTCGGCTGGTGTGCTCACGAGAACAGCAAGCAATGCTGCGCCCACGAGCGCCTTGGGGCGCCGTGTCATATGACATGATCCGTTGTTGTGGAAGGGGACGCGGTACTAACGGCCGCTCAGATAGCGGATCATCCAAGCGGCGAATTGCTTATCTTCCAAATGTTCCTGCCATTGGCGCTCTGACATTTGACCGGAGCGATAGCAGGCGAGGATAAGCTCGTTCTCGGTCATGCGATGGTCGCTAGTTTTATGGTAGCACCGTCGGCAGCCAGGATCGTGATGTAACCGTTGACGGCAGCGTCGCCGCTGCCTGTGTGCGTTCCGAACCGCATCCGGCCCGTTCCCTTGGGGGTAAATAGGATATCTATGTTTGTATCGCTGCCTTCCGCCGAGATAATGGGCGGCCCACTGGCAATGTTGCCAGTCAGTTCGAGATAGTTTGCCGGGCTGGCAGAACCGCTAATTCCGTAAATGCGAAGATTGCCCTTGTGCAATCGCGCCCGTGAATCCGCGTCAGCAGGTGTTCTGATAATTTCATAGTTGCCTAGGGTGTGCGTTATCACCGTTGCATACGGCGTCATGATGCTGCCGTTGAACGACATATCAGACAGGTCCAGTGGATACGGCGACCACCAATCAATCGTACCGTGGACCAGGATAGTACCGGCGCCGACACCGCCAAAAATCGGCACCGTCCCCGGCAGGTTTTCGCCGATTGTTAGATGCAGCCCCTCGATGATAAGTGTTCGCGTGTTTCCGGTTGTCTCAAACAACGCGACTTCGCATTGCGGCCCAAGGTCTTTGATCCGAAGTCCATGAATGAACACGTTGGACGGCGCGTCTGTTGTGTCGAACAAAATGGCGTGCGTGATTCCGGTCGCCCCCAAATTGGTTTCAAAGTGTATATCGAACCACCAATCACGCGAGTTTATGGTTTTATATGTGCGGATTGCTTCTTCTGTGAACGAGACAAGATAGCCGCCATGAAAATGAAATTGATTGGTATCCCCCATCACAATCACAGCGGGGCCAATCGTTAGTTTTCTAAAATCTGCAGTATAAAAAATGTTCTGGTTGAATGACTGCGCCGTGCCGGAACTGACGGTCTGCGTAATAAATTCAGATTCAATATCTTCGTGGTTCGCCCCGTCCATTATTAGGCAAGTGGAATCGGCGTCGTTGTAGTCATTGTAAAGGCGCAGGGATCGGTAGTCGCAAGTCTCGCACGCAAAGTTATAGACACACGCGCGGCTGAATGACCCAATCATAGTCACGCCATCCCAGATCGACTCGCCGGCCTGATCTGTGGAGTTGATGCGTCCCGCCTGCACCCCGAAGGTTGGAGTATTGGAGGCGTCACCGACTAATGTGAGGTCTTTAAAACGATACCAACGTGACCCCAATAGATCGATTGCTGGCTTGCCGGTGCAATGCGCGTCGATGATCGAGCCGCGTGCATCGAATCCCCAATTAAGTGCAACAATACCGGTCGCGTCAATGCTATCTGTGATTTTGTAAATGGCACCCGGCCGCCCATAGACCATAGTCGCCAACCCCTCGGACGTGACCGAAGATGTCAGGGCCAATCGGACGTAATCGAATAGATCGTTTAACGGGGTAGTATCGTTAGCTGCACCGTCCCCGACTGCGCCGAGCATTTCGGCGCACACCTGTTGCTCGGCTAACTCCCACCACGCGCCATCGGCACTCTGCACCTTGCCTTCGTGCGCTGGTTCGGAAACAACACGCTTATAGTTCGCGGCACCGCCGTCCCCGGAATCGGAATAGCCGTTGACGCGAAGCCCTGTTACCGAGCCATCAATGGTCGCAAGCGCGACTGCCGACCGCGACTGAAACAAAGCAACATCAATTGGGACATTGGTTTGCAATAGAGAGGTGGCGGCCTGCACCTGGCCGTAGGTGGCCGCGTCCGCTGCATTTTCGCCGTCTGCCAGATTGACGATGCGCTGGCTTCCGGCCTGGAATGTTCCAAAGCCGATTGCGTCACTTTCCTTTAGGCGCAACGCGCGGCTGATAAGATCATAAAGCCGCTGATCGACCATGATGCCCTTGTCGAGCGCGCGATTGGTCGTGGTTGCCGGAAATTCATCCTGGTCGTTGTAGATGACGGCTTGTGTTCGCGGCGGGTCGCGATAGATGACGAGCGTTTCGCCCGTGGCTGGCGCGGTCAGCATCGTGCAAGTTCCGCCTGCCTCACTGGTCGCGCCCGTCAATGTGTAATGCGTGGTGATCGTCAGTGTCGTCTCATCGCCATCCGAATCGCGCAGGACAACCACAAGATCGGAATTGGTCAGGAAGTACGGCGTGGCAAACTCAGTTGCCGAACTGTTGCCGCTGTACAAAATCTTATTTGTTGCGCTGGATACGGCCATTGCATTGCTCCAAAGAAAAAGGCCCCGCGATTGCGAGGCCCTTAAAAGAGAAACGCCGCCCTGGGGCGGCGCAGTGCGGTGGGCTTTAGCGCCCGCTTATGAAGCGGAGCATTTCGACAACTTCGTCGTCGTCGTCCCAATAGGCGCGGCCATTAATCTTCGATACACTGTCGGCAGCGTTGGGCTTGACGGCGATCGAAGCCACGGCGGGCTGCTCGACCCGCGCGAGGAAGATGACGTTATCGCGTCGGCCGGCGACGACAATCGACACCGTTGCCGCGATTTTGGCGGGTGCCGCCTCTACGCGGACTCGGACGGTTACGCGGTCGTGCTGCGATGGCGTAGCAACTACGGCAACGCGGGAGCGGCCCTTGGCGAGGTGCCAGGGGTAGCCGGTTTCGACAGCCGGAACCGCAGCCGCCCCAGATTTACCGGCCGCCCAATATCTCGCCGAAAAATACCGGGCAAGAAAGTGCCTTGCGCCGAACATGCTAGTCGGTCAGATCGTAGATAATTGCCGTGCGGTTGCCGTCCGCATCAACGGTCGCGACAATCCGATCCTTGCTATCCGCCACCGCGTTGCGGATTGTGTTGGTGGCGGTCGCCGCGCCGGAGATTTTGCCGGCGTCGGCCGCAGCCGAAAGCCGCATGGCTTCGCGAGGCGTTAACCCGACTTCGATCGCGTCGGAGCGATCGAGCAGGGTGTCGGCATTCTCGGTCGCGGTCGGCAGTGCGTCGATGGCGGCCAGGACAGCGTCGTCAGCCGTGCCGAGTGCGGTTGCGAGTTCCGCGTTGGTCGGCAAGTCATCCACGCTGGTTTGCGTTGCGCGGCTGGAAATCGTCGCGTTTATATTCGTTCCAATGATGAAGCCCGCCGAGCCCGCGCCATAAGCCCCCGGTAGCGCCGTTGTCCATGGATCGCCGGCAGCACCCGCTGCGTTCAATGCCTCCGCAGTTGACCCAACTGTACCGCTGTGGTCGGCAATGGCTTCCTCCCAGACTTGATCGGCAATCGTTCCGACTGTCAGACCAGTCACAGACCCAACCGAACCGGACAGGTTGCCAGTGATATTGCCGGTGATGTTCATCGTCTGGTCGGGCAAGTTGATTGCGGTCAATCCAGCGCCGGCCGCTCCGATTTCAGCGGTGTCGAGCAGGATGTCGTCCACAATGCCGTCGACGGTTGCGAGCGCCGCAGCGGTCGCAAGCCCTGCCTGTAATTCCGTGGTAACGTCAGGGTCGAGCTTGGCAGCGGTGATGGCATTAGCCGCGAAGCTCGCAGCCGTAATGCCGCCAGCCCCGACAGACCCCACCGCGCCGGTAACACTGCCGACCGCACCAGTCACCGAACCAACGGCCCCGGTTACGCTACCGACCGAGCCAGACAGATTGCCTGTAATGCTCCCAACAATGTCCATCGTCTGATTTGGCAGATTGATATTCGTCAGGCCTGCGCCGGCTGCACCGATCTCGGCGGTGTCGGTTTCGATTGCTGCGGTCTGCGCCTTGATCGCGATGATGTCAGCCGCGACATTAGCCCCCGCTGCATCAGTCACAACTGACTGATAAATCGTGGTGGTATCCGCCCCAGGGTCGCCGATGGCTTGGCCGAACGTGCCACCAGTCTGGTGTCCGGTCGCGTCCTCGTCCCAAACGGCGTCGGCAATCTCAGCGCCGGCATCTGCGGCCAGCGAGGCCGCCGTGATAACGTTCGCAGCCAGCCCGTTAACGGTCGTGACGTTCGTTGCGGTCGTTGCGGTCGTGATCGTGCCAGCCGTTATGTTGGTTGTACTAGCAAGGGTGGCGTTGGTCGGGAATGTGACCGTTCCGCCGTTCACCACCGGGTTAGTCTTGATCGTGTTAACGTCAACCTGTTGCGTGGTGGCGATCGTCGTCCCGGTCAGCGCCAGCGATGTCGTCGGGCTTCCAACGTTCGCCCAGTCCAGTCCAGCTTCGCCACCCGTCGACACGTCGAGCGTTCTTCCGCTTGTGGTGTCGCGCCTGTAAAGTTCAATCGTGCGCGTGACCGGGGCCATGCCTGCGTGCGTAATGTGTACGCAGTATTCCTCCGAATCCGAGGATGCCCCAATCGTGGTATCTTCATCCACCAACAGGGCATAAACGCCCGGCATATTAGTGGTGTCAATTTCGGAAACGGTCGGCGTGGTGTAGGCGACCTCCGCTGCACCGTTGCGCGATCGGTAAACAGTCCACGTAGCGAGCCCGGTTTCGCGGGTTTTAAGATCGGTCGCGTCAACCGCCACAAAGTAGATACTCTGATCCAGCTTGCCGCTTGGAATTCTCACGAGGAAATGCCTTGTTCAATCGTGTGCAGCGTTTGTGGCACCCGAGCGCCCTCGCTGGTATCGCCCATTCCAGCCTCAATGTGATGCAGCCCGCCCGGTGTCTGCACAGGCGGCGCTGCCCCGCCAGCAAGCGGTAACGGTTTGAAGCCCAATGCCATGATTTATACCGTTAAGATTCTGGCGGTCTGTCCAGGCTTGACGTACCAGTACGGCAGCGGAGGGTGTGGGCCGATGGTGACGCCGTTGGTGTTTGTCCAAGTCTGCCGCGCAACGCCGTGGAACACTTCGCTCGCGTCGTCGCCCTCGCTGGTTGGATGTTTCCAAAAACTGCGATACTCGATGATGTTCTTGGCGATGTGGGGGACAGAGAACGGCCCGCCGTAAGCGAGTTGACGCACTGTGCTGTCTAACAGTTGCGCCCCGTCTGCTTGAATGTCGCTGTTCGTCATCCAAAATTCAGCAATTCCTCCGTCGAAGAACCCTGTGGGCGCGGAGTGGTTAAGACAGCCAAACGCCATCACATCAATACCGGTTGGGTTGTCGTTAATGGCACCCGCCGCGTGAACGATTTCTCCGGTGTGAAGCTTAACCGCCATGCGGCGGTTGGTGCCCGATATGTACCTTGCGACGATGTAAACCCACTGATTTGCTGTGACGGCGGAAACCCCAGCGGTGCCCCCGGTAGGCGAGGCGTCGTCGGTCTGCAGAACGTTCCAGTCGTTTGAGGCGGATTGTGCAATCGTATAGTAATTGATTGTGCCAGCCGTATCACTCAGACTCCAAAGATACCGCGTCGTCCCGGTCGTTGTCGGATAGGCCCAAAACCCGACCGAGAACGGCGGCCCCGTAACCGGCGCAACGCTATTGAGAAGCTTTTGACTGCTGGCACTTGCAAAGAACGCCGCCATTATGCCGACTCGAATTTCACGGTCGTATAAACCACCTCATGGTTTGATCCGGTCGAGTTGAGATTGACGCCGGTGTTGTGCGTCACAAAGATGCCGAACTGAACCGGAATAACACCACCGAACGCCTGAGCAATCGAGAATGGCCCCCACTTATAGGTGCGGTCGCTGGTGTTCCCAGTTGGGATGATCGTTAGCAGCCGCATCAGGGTCTTTTCGATTGGCGTCAGGCCAGCATCCGATCCGGTCGCGGTGCCGCTAAATTCCGTGTCGTCGTAGGACGCATAGCACCAGATTTCGATTTGCCGGGCCGCTGTCGGTGACGTGCCGGTCGTGACCTTCCCGCCGACCAATACATCAATCGCGTCTAGTGTGTCCTTCTGGTCTAGTGCTGTACTCTCACGCCCCACGTCCAATGACGCAGCCGTGGCCAACGAGGCCAGCGTGATCGTCATTGCTGTTGGTGTGCCGTAGAGCGGCGTTGCGGTTGTCATGCGACGGAGCGCCCGAACTGCTTGAGCCGGGCCTGCATCGTCATGACCGCATCATTGACGGCCTGCGCTGCGCGAATTTCAAGATCGGCCAGCCGCTCAGCGTTGGTCCATGCAGGATCGTCGCCCCACTGGAACGCCGTCTCCATCACGGTTCCTGCCGCGACTTGGTTCGCCTCGGCGTTGGTGATCTGCCCGACACCGTTGCCGATGCTCATCTGCGTGACGGAGACATTAGATGCAAGGTTGGCGGCCACCCACGCCACACCCGCAGAGTTGTTCCCCGCAGGCGTCGGGGAGTGCACGATCACATTGTAGATGTTTGGCCCGGTCTGTTCGCGGATATGCAATCTAGCCATCAGTCAGCAGCCTTCCATTTTGTCGCATCAAGGACGGCCATGCGGCGGACTGTCATTTAGCTGCTCGCTGGGAGGTAGAAACGAGTGGCCATTATGCGATCTTCCGGCGGATGGTCATGCTTGCTACCCGTGTTTAAGTTGAATTTCCTCGATCACGACCGCTTGGCCCTTTTCGAGCTTGCCGTTCTTGAGGCCGCCGATTGCTACCTCGGACCCGACCGTCAGACTTGTGTAAACGTCCTCGCGTTTGCCGTTACGCAGGCGCGCTTCCTTTGGAACGCCGCTTAAGACAGCGAACGCGCCATATTCGGGAATCCGCAATGTCAGCGTGTCGCCATCGACCGAGCCGCAAGGCTTGGCGAGCGCGATGGCGGCCAGCACTACGCCCATCCCAGCAGTGCCGATCTCGATCACGCCAGGCGATGACCCCGCATCAATCAAGTCTCGCACCGCCGTCATCCGCATGGACTTGGCGAGCGGTGAATAATCCGACATGCGGGCTAGTCCTTTGCCTCGACCTCTCGCAGGCCGGTGAATTGGCGGGTGTCGTCGCGGATCACGTCCCATGTGCGCGTGGCACTGCGCTCAACGACGCGGGTAATCTCGTTGTGTTCGTTGCGGACGAATTCGACGTGCTTCGGACGCTCATGCGTTGGGGCCGATTGAGGTGGCGGCAGTGGTGCAGCACGGTGCGCTGTACGCAATTCATCGTTAGCAACAAGCCGAGCGATTGATGCGTGCAGGCTGCCAAGCGGATCGCTCATCGGACGATGTTCTCCAAATTCAAACGGAGCCGCGCGAGCGACCCCGTTGGGTTATTTCAAAAGGCTTTATGGTGTTAAGGGCGCTTCGCCAAATATCGCCACCAGATCGTCGCCCAGAACAGTGGCGCGGACCCGAGCATTCCATAAGCCATGTATGCGTCTAAGATTTCTTTGCGAGAAGTCCCAGCACGCTCGATGAAATAGAGTATCGCAACAACCATCAGAGCGAGCAAGAAGTGCAGCACGAATGCAGCGAATGCGGCGAACAGCGCAAGCAACACGCGATGTTTTTGGGTAAAGTGTAGCCACCCAGCAAACAAGGATGATGCAACCATGATCCAGATCGCGATCTGGGCTGCCATCATTGTACCAGATTGACCCGAGGCACCCCGCCGGGGATTTTAATCGGCATCTTCATTTCCTGCCGCTCATGACGGCGCTCGTCAACGTAGTCTGTGAATTCCGGGAACTTCTTCCGGCCCGACTTTGACATGATCTCAGCCTGGGCCAGTTTGCGATATTCCGCGATCTGGTTCTTGATAAACGACGCTTTGCCGCCCTCCGGCCCGTCACTATACATCTGATAGACTTGGGATAATTGGTGTTTCCCGGTCACAACCGCGTCGAGAAAATCCTTGGCTCCAAGCTTCCATGCCGGGTGCTTCAATTCATTACCAGACAGCCGGACATATTCGTCATAGACTTGGGGATACTCCGCAAAATTAACATCAGCACCCATGAATTCGGACTTCTTCGCAATGCGCTTGACGCCGGTTTCTAGCCGGGTGATTTCGGCATCAATCGGGCTTTCCTTGGTCTTCGATACAGTGGATGGCGAAACAATATCAATGACGCGGCCGTAAACTTCATCGGATTTGCGTACTGTGCCCCACAGGTCACGCGCTGGTGGCAAGCTCTCCGACCAGACAGGAATGCGCGCAGCCAACGCATCCATCGGTGAATTTACCTCACGCGTGACTGGATCGACCGCACTCTTGGCGACATTCGCCAGTGACGAGAATGGCATCAGACTTCCTGTCTGCCGATTTATGTAGCGCGACACGCCGCCTTCGCCCTTCTCGGCACCGTGAACCATATCTAGAAATTCAGTCACACCGCGGAAATAGGTTTTATCGACAACAGACTGTGAGACGCCTGCTATCATGGATGCGACAATCGCCTGCGCTGTGTCGTAGTCGCCGGGCGACAGGTCTTTGGCTTTGATGGTTTCCGACAGGGTCGCCGCCATGCCCATTAACATACCGACCGGATCCAGCCGATTATATGCGTAATACTTTCCATCGACATAGACGCTCCACGGCTTCCAGCCGGTTCGCATTAGAGCTTCTCTTTCTCCAGCGTCAGTCGGCCCCGGACCAGTAACAAGACCGGACGCCGCCATGTCGGTGGCGACTGCGATAGTGGCTGTTCCGGTCGCCATTCTTGACAACGCGAGATCACGCCGCGCGCCGCCCGCCGCGATGTCCTCGCGCCATTGGCCGACCAATGGAGCAAGCGGCGAGTGCTCGAACGAATAGCGAAGAATGTTGGCGGGCGTTCGTACAAACGGAAGGATAAGGAAGGTCGGGTTGAGGCTGCCGCTGTTGCGCATCGCCATCAGTGCCTGCGCCCACTCTCCCGGTCGGTTGGTGAATGTCGAATAGAGCGCGGCATCCGCTGCCGCAATCCGTAGGTTCTCCGGTGGATCGTTGACTATTTCCGCCATGCGGCGGAACTTGTCAGGACCGGAGCGCCCCTCCTGCGTCGCCATGCGGAGCGATTGCGCGTGCAGTTCTCCGCGGTAAGCAATCGTCTTAAAAAACTCGTCCTCGGCGCCAAGCAGCCGGCCCGGTACGGCCGTCGCATTTCCCATAAAATCAATCGTGCGGCCCATCGCGGTTTGGGCAAACTGGTCCGCCTCGACAATGGACATACCTCGTTCGCGGGCCACGGTCGCAGAACTGATGGCCTTATCAAACGGTAGATCAATCTTGCCTAAGCTCGATCCTGTTTCCCCGGTGCGCAGCGCCCGCGCACTCAACCGAAAAGCATCCTTCAGCGACGTGATCATTCCATAGGCCATCGCAATGGCCTCACCATCAACAACGCGGGCATCCGCCGCACTGCCGAGAAAGTCACCCACCTTGGAAGCCAGACTGCGTTCATACACCTGTTGAAATGCAACAGCCAGGTTCGAGATAGAGTTTGCAAGGTGGGTTTTCGGCGACCATAGCAAACCCAAAACAAAGGATTCCTTTACGGCATCCATGCTGGTCGCAGTCCAGCCCCTGCGGACAACGGCTGCCATTGCAGCGGGGTCAACACCCTGCGCGCCGAGCGAAGCCATGCGGCGGGCCAGTCCAGCCGTGACCTCCGCGCCGCCCGCTGCATCCATCAATAATTGCACCTGACGGGCCATCTCGACCTTGCCAGTCCCTGCCGGGATGGACCACGCCTGTAGGGCGCGGGCTGTCTCAGTACGAGCGGCGATCACCTCCGATTGGATTGCGTGATGCACGGCCATCATTCGGCGGAAATTGAACTGATCTGCCAGCCCGGCGTTCGGGTCGGCGGCCTTTCTTGCAGCGTCGAGCAGCTTGTCCGCACTGGTGTTGAGCAAGCGACGAGCGGCTAAGGATTCCTCGGCATTCATCGGCTGGCCGTGGCGGCGGGCCAGCAAGTCTTCAGATGTCATGCCGAGTTGGTCGGCCAGTTTTGCGGTCTGCTCGTTCGACTGTACACCGCGGCGCGCCTTGTTAATGTCGCCCTTGAAGGCATCCGCCATGTCGCGGATGACGGATTTCACATCATCGGCGGTGTTGATCCTGCCGAAGTTGATGAAGACATCGGGCCCCTTGGTGACAGCCGCCTCTCCGGTCAAGCCTGCCGGCGCATCGCTCTCCCTCAGAACCCGCGACAGCCCGGCCTTGGCAGCATGATCGTCTGCCGAACCAGCAAGACCCTTGGCTGCCACGTCACCAGGCACACCCAGTTCCGTAGCGTTGATCGCGTCTTGTAGTTTCTTGCCCGTGACCACCGCAGGGCCTTCGCCGCCCGCCAGTATGTCGGATCGGCTCATGTCGCCATAAAGTTGCTTCTGTGCCTCGATCTCAGGAACGGCCCTTCGCGCGTTTGCCAGCAACCGAATGCCACGGAAAATGCCCTCGGCAGCCAGGCCGAAGCCAGCGCCCTCGACTGCGTGTTTAAGGCGCTTTAATGCCTGCGGATCATCCGGATCGGTGGCCATATACTGCGTCACTGGATTACGCAGGGCCGGGACGGACTCAATCAGATTGGAGATACCGGCATCGTTGGGGTCCATCGTAGCGAAGTCCGCCGCCCCGCCAGCGGCCACCACGCCAGGAATGCCACCGCCCAACATGCGCGCAGCCGGAATGAACCCGGTCAGGAATCTTGAGCCATCGCGGATAATGTGGCCGGTAACGGTAGATTGCTCCTTGACCTTTTCCGGCAGCACATCAGCCAATGCTGACAATGGCCTGCGGATGATCTTGTCTGCGGTCGCATTCCCCGTGCTTGGCACCTGGACTGCGCCGCCGCGATTCTCGGTCAGCCAGTCCGCGAGATCGCGCGCCCCGGTGATGGTATTGCGTACAGCGTCATTGACGCCACCGACAACGGCTGGCGCGCCTTCGACGATCACGCCATAGCCTATGTCGCCCGCCGCCGACCCGATGTGCTCCCAGATCGATTTTGACGGCGTTACTGTGATTTTCAGCGGGGCTGAACCGGATTGCGCCGCAGGTGCAGCCGTTGTCTCTGATGGCGTGCTGCGCTGCTGCACGCGGCGGCGAAAATCCTCAATCGAGGCGTCGGCGGAACGGTTCTCCGCATAGGCCATGTACGGCTGCGCCAGATCGTTATCGCTTTCCACTTGGCACCACTTTTGATTTTCTCGCCGCGGCATCCTCGCGGGCAAGGATTTCGCGCCAGTTATTCAACCGCCTGATTTCCAATGCCTGCTGCGGCTTGGTCAGTTTATTGGCTTCAATATCCGCCAGTAAGTTTACTTCGGCGCGATCAATGTCCGGCAGCGTCACTTCCTCGGAACTCTTTGAACCAAAATACGGTGACAGCCCAAGCGAAGCCTTCATCTGCGTGGTGTCAATCACGGCGTATCGTTTTAGAATGGCCGCCGCCTGGTCCTGCGCTTCCTCGCGGGTAAGTTGACCTTGCGGCTTGCCCTGCGCCCAGTTGTCGAACTCCTGTAGGGCCTGCTGTTGCGCAGCCGCAAACGGAATGCGGGCCGCTCCCGTTACAAGCATTCCAGGCTCCAGCGACTTTTCGATAACACCTCGCATCGACTTGTACGGGCTGGCCGGCTGATCGTCCTTGGCCGCGGCACGGTTCTTTTCCGTCAACTGAATAAAGGTTGCAGTTTTTAGCTTGCCTTGATCCACATAACTGCCGGCGAGTTTTATAAAACTGTCTGGATCATCGGAGGCAATCCGTTTGGTCAGGTCAATGATGGCGCGAGCGTCGTCGGATGCGCTTTCCTCGCGCGTCAACCTCAACGCTCCGTGATACTCCGATGCCGTAAGATAGGGCCGCGCCTGCTCAATCGCATCCGCCGTCAAAGACCCCCGCTCCGAACGTGAATAGATTTCCTTCAACGCCTCGTCGCCCAACACCTTGCGGGCCTTTTCCGCTGTGCGCTCCGCCTGCGTGGCATCGTGCGCCTGCGCGATCTCGATGTCGTTGCGCATCTTGATCGCTTTCGGGGCGTCCGGCATCTGAGGCGGAGCCCCCTTGCCGCCAAGAAACTGATCCGCGCTTTTGTAGTGCCCCGCCTTGATGCGCTCGATGTGCTGCGCAATCGTACCGTTGCCGTCCGACTTGTTGCGATCAACATTCGGATTGCCGCCATTGATCGTTGTATAGATCGATCCAATGTCCATGCCGGGTTTAACACCTCGGTCACGCAGGAAGCCTTCAACCGCGACCATCTGCTGCTCAAATGACATGCCGGGGCGAACGCCGTACTTCGCGCGTTCCTCTGGACCGAACTGGATCAACCCGAGGTAATTGTTGTTTTTCCCACCAACTTTATTTGGGTCGAATGTGCCGCCCGTTTCATACGAAATCGCAGCGGCAAGATCGCGCGGGGCGATGCCGAGCCTGCCAGCCACCGAATTGATCGCGGCAGGCCGCACCGCATCGGCTGGCTTGGCCGGAACCTCGCCGTACATTTCCGAGATCAGCGCCTTGGCCTCGTTGTGCTTGCCAGATGCTTTCAATCCACCAACCACAGCATCCACCACGGCGCGGCGGCTTTCCTCGCGCATGGTTTCTGTTCGCGCCGCGCCCAAAATCCCACGCTTATCAGAGAACAGTTCATCAACCCGATTTAGCCCGCCCTTAACATCGCCAGTAGTAAGAGCTTCGGCCACGATGGCGTCACGGTTTTTAACCGTCTGCGTCTCATATTCTGTGGTTCGCGCGTTGTGCTCGAAAACCGTCCCCTTGACGGAATACTGCGTGCGCAGATCGGCGCGCTGTGATTGGATGGCCTGTATCGCGCGCTGCGATGGCGACCACCCTGCCCCGCGCAGTTTGTCGTCGATCTCCTTGTCGGCGGTATCAAGACGCTGCTTAAGCAGCGAAGAAAACCCGGCACCGCCAGCCGGAGCCTGCTTTTGGGCTTCCAGATATTCTTGCGCATAGCGCGGCAGGATTTCAGATTGAGCGGTATCCTTGGCGACGGTATCCTCGGCGGCCTGCCGTTTAGCGAGCAAATCGCTGCCGATGTCGTTGAGGATCAGTCCAATTCGGCGAGTCGATTCACCAATATTTGCCCCGAACGTATCCGGGCCAGCGACACGCGCATCAATACCAGGATCGCGCGTCACCGCGACCTGGCCGACGCTCTCTGGCCCCGGAATGCGGAAGGTGCCAGCCATCAGCCCCAGCCCTTGGCTGCTTTACCGAAGCCGGAAAGCAACGATGTTCCAGCGTCGTAATAACTCGCGGTTTTTGCGTTCTCACCGCGCTTACGATACAGCGCCGCTTCTTGTTCCTCGCGCTTGGCACGACGCTCGCCGCCGTGCATGATGCGCGACGTGCCAAGCGCGATCTCGCCGACCGTGGCTTCATCGACCAGCAGCGGCGAGCCTTCCATTGTCACGCCGGAAGCACCACGCGCAGCAATCCCCGCCGCGCGCTGACGCATTTCCTTGCGGAAATAGTCGGAACTCTCTGTGTCCGCAACATTGCGATCAGCCGCCGCCTGTTGGTCGCGCACCGCCGCGTTGTAATCAGCGCTTTCCTTTTCTGCCTTACCCTTTTGAATGGACCCCATCGCTGACACGGCACTGCCGGCCAGTGCGGCGCCGATCAAAATAGTTTCAATGCCCATTCCGGCGATCCTTGACGTATCTAAAGCGCTGAAACTCTCGGCCGTTTGTCGAGAACGATCCGATTGGCACAAATCCAAGCAGCCGATCGAGCTTGAGCCCGGTCGGCAGATCGACGGGCGTCTGCGCCTCGATCCAGTGGAACGGCGCACGCTCGATGCCGTCACGCAACATGCGAATAAGCGGCAGCACGGCGCGCCGTGGCATCGGGCAGGCCATGATGGCCCAAGCTAGGCCAACACCATTGCCGTAGTCGGCGAGACCGCCGGCTGCAACCAACTGCCCATCCACCAGCATGGACCGAGCAAACGGATCGTTTGCAATCGTCGGCAGGGTTTCAGCCCCGGACATATAACGCCGGGCCATGACCTCGGCTGCGGTTTCACTCAACCTTGCCAGATCACCCGGCCGGATCGGAACAAACTCAATCGCTGGCATCGACTTCCGGCGATATGCCGAGCAGTGTCCACGGCAGCGGCTGTGAGCCCTTGGCCACAATACGGGGATCGGTATGAAACCCGCCTTCGGATGACTTGCGGATTTCTCCGGTAAACAGTGGGATTGCATTGGTCATCAAATCAGCCGCGGTGCGGAACGCGCACGGCTCAAAATTCAGATTGCCATCCAGATCAATACCGAATTCAAACGTTGCGGCATCGAGCAGCGCGAACACCAGAGCATTGACGGTTTTGGTGCGTCCAACGCCCGAGCCCGTTCGCGAGCCATAAGGCAGTTTCATGGATCGATAGACCCAATCATAACCCAGGCCGACCTGGACCTTGGTCGCCGCCGTGCGCAATTCGACTTCGCCGCCGGACACCTCGGCATCGTCCTGCACCGCGCCATCCGCCATGATCTTGACGGTTTCGCCCTCAAGATGATCGAGGCCCGTTATTGTGGTGGTCGAAGCGCCATCATAGGTCAGACCGCAATCGACATAAAAGGCATCTTCTTGCAACGCCAACTGCGCCGCGTCCCAATCTGGCTTCCAATTAGACTCGCTGGCATATTCGTTCGGGTTAGGGCCTTCGTAATACCCTTCCATGACTTCGATGTAGCGAACCGAACTGCCATCGATGGTGCGCCGGACAATCATCCATAATTCGTCGCGGTCATCGGAGGCATAGACTTGCCCGCTGGATCCGACCGCTGACCCTGGGATTACCGCCAGCGACTCGACCACGGCACCGGATGGTGCAATCTCGCAGGGCGTCCAGCCGACTACGTTCTGGCTTCGCTTGTAGGCCATGCACGCAAGTTTGCCGTTTTCTAATCGTGCCCAGACTTGGGAAAATGGTTCTTCTTGAAACACAATCTGCGCCACCTTGCCCTTGGTGATGTGGCGGGCCAGCATAGTAACGTCAGACGCCTGAAACCCGTCGATTTCAAACGAAAACCCAATGTCGTAAACGCCGCGTTTGGCGCGATGCGCGAACACCGCCGCAGTGTCGATCTGCACTGGCGCGCTGTCCGCGGACTTAACCGATGTTTGCGGTTCGGCCACAAAATCCGATGGCGTCAGAACCGGCCCCTTTGAGGCAACCGCCCATTGTCCTGTTGATGTGCCGACGATCAGCCGCCGTGAACCGACCAGCCACACGATCGGGCTGACGCGCGTTGCTGACAATGTGAAATCCAGTGCGTCGTCATCCTCGACAGTAGTTGCGCCTTCCCGCCACGTATCCGGCCGCATATTCTCGAAATCACCGGATTGCGAGCCCCAGATGGTTTGCGGTCGCCCGGCATTGCGCGCCGCGATCAGACGCTGCTGGTAGAACGTACCGACCTTCGGCCATCCCGTTGTGTCAGACCATGCGCCAAGCCGCCATGTTTCGGTTGGAACCGTCGAAGCAAAATTGCGATAGACCCGAACAGTGACGGACTGCGCCGTCGCGAACGCGGTGATAATACCCCATCCAGGCTCGCGGCCGGGATGCTCAAGCCGCACCATGCGGCCAACGTCCGTCGCAGCAAACGGCCTGAATTCATCCAATGCCGCCACCGTGACGCTGCCAGTGACGGCGCTCGCCTGCAACATGCGAGCGCGGGTGTTGTAGAGAAACACGCCGCCGACGCCGCCGACGATGGCGTCGTCTTGGTTGCTCAAAAATTCCAGGTGCGTGGTGGCGCCCCCAGGCGTGAAACTGACGCTGTACCAGCCGGCACCGTAGGCAGTCGGCCCGGCAACTTCAGCCCCACCCGCCGAGGTTCCGATCGAGAGCGCGACCGTGCCGCCGCCGACAATCTGGAAATGCAGAACATGGACTTTAGTTGTGGCCGGCGTGGCAATAGCCTGCCGGATCGCTGCGGTCCCGGCCGCATCGAAGCGGCGCAGGAACACAAACCGGCTGGAACTGTCATATTCGACAAAAGCGTTACTGGCGATGCTTTGTGTCCAAGGATCAATTCCGCCACTGAAGGTTCCGTTGCTGACAAGATTCTGCGTAGCAAGATCGGTGTCGGGATTAACCCCAAGCCAAGGCCCATCCTGGAAGAATGCCTTGACCAGTGACCATGAACTATCGCCGCGCCGCTCCAGCCGGTAGGGCGCATAATCCTCATGAAAGAGGTAAAGGACATCCGCCGATTGCGTGGTGCGCTCCGCTATCGCCCCAACATCGGCGGCAGCATAGGGGGAAGTCAGCGAAAGCGGAACGTTTGATAGAACCTCGACATCATCGACGTAAGCCGTATCATTCTGCTCGTTGATGAATTGTAGATAGACTGTTCCAGTTCCTGGCGTGAAAGCGATTATGTGCCAGCCAATGCCAAGGTTTGTCGCCTTGACCAGATTATAGGTTACGGTCGCGGTCCCGACCTGCATCGTAATCTTGCTGCCAGGGTTGCCCGTCACCTTGAAGCGAACAACATGGACCGTACTTTGATAGAGCGCGTTGACGGTCAACGCCTGTTCGGCCCAGCCGAATCCATTGGTCGAACCATTAAGCGCCATCTTGTCGGTGGCGTGGCTGATCGATGCGGAGCCGGTCGAGCGGTCGGTCCAGCTTGTGATATTGGTGCCAAAGGCACCGTTTGTGATTACGGTCGTAGTCGTCGCTGAAGCAAGCCGAGCCTGATTACGGAAAAACCGCAGATAAAAGTCGCCGGCCTCGATCATGTAAGCTTGGTCGCTGACCGGCTCAAATGAGATCAACGCGGTGTCGTCGGCGCTGTCGGCCACTTCGTTGATAAAGCGCGTTCCGGGGCGCTTGGTAACGGCCCCCTCCGGCAAGCACACAAGATTAAAGCCGCGGCCGATCGATGCCGGGTATTTTTCAAAGTCTGTCCTCGCGTCCATGCGAGGCGAAAACTCTCCGGCATTCTGCGAAGATAGAAACGGCGTCGCCTTCAAACCCATCTCCCATAAGCGTGGCGGCTTGTCGCCCACGAGCCATCCGGCATCCGCTCCGGGTAATCTTCAATTCCGTCGATCGACGCGGCCTGCCGCATCGCGTCTCGCATTTCCTCTTTCAGAAGTTGATGCAGCGTGTTCGACTTGGCGATGCCGGTTGCAAACACTGCCGCCAAGCGCAGCGTCAACACTTGCCGGAACGTTGGCGTCATGATGTTAGGGTCAGTGACCCGCCTGATGTAGCGAAGATAAGCGGTGTTGGAACCGCAGACGATGGCGTTGACGTAGGTATCATCCGCCTGTTTGACGCCCTCGATCTTGTATTGCAGATCGCCGCCGCCGTAATCCCCGGCATGCACAGACACCGTCCGCATGTAATCAGACGGCAACGCAAAGGCATAATCGAACTCAAATACCGGGGCCGCCGAGAGCAGCGCGAGTTGCGCCCGCGTCGTCGCAAAATTCCACGGATGCCGCTGCAGCAAGTCATCGCGCTCGGAGGCAAGAACGTCGCGCGCCACGCCAGCCGATGACACTGTGTCGTCGATTGACGTGATGCGGCGGTCACCTACTTTTCTGAGGGCGCTATTCACAATTTCCGTCTCGGAAGCCATATCAGGCCGCCTGCGCCTTCGGCGGACGACCCGGCCCGCGCCTGACCTCAGTTTCAGCCGGGGCAACAGGTGCCTCGATCTTGACGATCTCGCCGATCAGTTTCAGCGGAACACCATCATCGCCAGCGGAAATCACCCGAACCGTGGCGACTTCGCTCAGAATGGTATCCTTGCGAGATCCATTTGTGCTGTTCAGCCGGCAGAGTGTGATGCTGTCGCCTGGGTAAAGCTGGCCCCGCATCGGCAGAAAAAACTTGTCGTTGATGACTTCGCTCAGCGCGAGCGTGGTGCGGTATTCGTAATGCTGTTGATACGGCATCGCATTGGCCATGCACATATCGAGGGTTTTGGCGCGGTGTTCGTTCATGCGGCTTATCTCCAGTTTTCAACCACCCAAGGCAGTTGTGTTTGCACCATCGCCTGCGATGGATCGTGAGCACCGTGAAAGTGAACGATGCGAGCGTTCGGTGGCAGCGTTGCCGCGCCCATGTATTTCACCCGCCGCCGGAACTTGAGGCCAAACGGATCGCCGCCGCGCAATTGCATCAGGTGCATCCGAAACGAAAAAACGCCGTCCGCCTTGGTCCACCTCGGCGCGTCTTTAATTTTGTGCGCCATCCACGCTTGATCGGAACCGAAATAACCGAACTTCTGTTTCAGCGTGGCGTGTTCAGCGTGACTGAATTCGCTCCAGACCTGAGGCAAAGCCCCCGCCGTCAGCATCCATTGCGAGCCGCAATAGGGTGTTTTCCGCGAAGGGTCGGCCCAAACTACGAAAGGTTCCGGCCGATCAAACAGCGGATCGAGCGGCCCGGTTATGACGGTATCGAGATCGAGCGAAACAAACCGCTCGCCGAGCAGATCGCCAATCTCCGCCGAAAACGCTTTCAGGCGGACAAAGCAACGGCCAAGATCGTGCAGATCATTCCAGAGCGGGACGATCCTCACCCCGCCGTCGATGCCTTCCGGGTTATCGGTGACACAGACAATTTCATGCGGCATTTTCAGATGCCGGCTGACCATCGAGGCCAACGTGTTGACGTGTTTGGCGTTATAGTTGGCGCGATGGTGGCCCATCGTATGGCCGCCCCACTTCCAACACACCACAGACAATTTCATACCCGGATGCCCCAGACATGATCTGGGAACAGGGTGGGCTTATCCGTCCGCGCCATGACCGCGGCCTTCACCGTGTCCCAATGCCAATCGTGCCCAATGACCCATTTTCTGGCCTTGGGCTTCCAGGCATCGAAATCAGCGAGCACCCGTTCAGTCCGGTGATCGGCGTCAATGAATACGCAATCAACCGATCGGTCCTCGAAGGTCGCGGCGGTCTCAACCGTGTCAGCAATAATCAGTCTGGCGCGGTCGCCGTATTTTGCGGCCTGTTCTGTTACCAGGCGGCGCAGTTGATCCATGTCGGGGCGGCCATAGTCGGTATAGCCATCCTCCAAATGCGTACCTTCAGGGAGCGCATAGGTGTCGACACCGATCACTGTCATTCGTTTACAGGTGGCGAGCAGATGAAAGAACGTTGGCCCGGTGAACACCCCAAGCTCGACGAGGCTTGTCCATTCCTCTGCCTTGGCAAGGATTTCCAAGACGTGCCAGCGCTTGGAGCGCAGCGAGACCCTCTTGTCCTTTTTCTTGACCCAATGCTGCCGGCCGACCGCACCCGGCCGGTGCTTTACGAAAGTATCTGTTGCTGCCACGGAAAGCTCAGAACCTTGGGACGCCAATCCGGCCCGCGCGATGACACCATTGCCTGCACCGCGCGATCCTCCGGCTGCTTGCGTTTGTACCGCGTGGTCGAAGCGTCCAATTCAAATTCATGGCGCACCAGGGCGTCAGTCATAATCCTGACTGGTAATGTCTTGGCGACACGGCGGCGATATTCGCCATCGGTGCCGTAGTGGCCAGATAACGCCTCATCGTATCCGCCAATCTGCCAGAAACTATTTTGCGTCATGAACCAAGAATTAGGATGCGGCGGGATGTCCGCCCAGGTTTGAAACCCGATGGATTCGACCCGCTTGAAACGATAGACCGTGAACGGCTCGACCTTGCCGTAGATAAGGGTTTCCAGTGTCCCTTGCGGGACTTGGTGATCCATGTCGGTCAGCAGACACCAGTCGCGCGCATGAAACATTCCAAGATTTCGCGCCGCGAGCCAGTTCCAGCGCACATCAACGCCGATACGAAACAGCCGCAGATCGAAAGGCAGCAACTTGCCGCGCAGCACGTCCGCCGCAGGCGTATCCGGCGAGCCGTCATCGATCACGATGACGGACAGATGATTGCGTAAATCCTCCCGATAGCCGACCCAGGACTGCACTTGCCGCGCCAGCATCAGCGGATTTTCGTAGTACGGAATGACGAACGTCACATTCCGTGCATGAGTGCCACACTCGATCTCGACCACGGGCGCATCGTCGCAACCCGGCGCTGAAACCCGGCGCTTTCGCAGGAGCTTCATTGCCAATACTCGTTGAACCAGTCGTATTGTTTCACCGCCAGATGGTTTTTTGGTTTGATGCAGAGCACAACCTTGGTTTCCTTGGGCCATGGTGGCGGGCCCGCACTGACACGCCGAAACCATTGCGCTGGAAACATCGCCTCATCCGGCCGATGCTGCGCAATGAAATCCTGGTCAGACCACAGATCGGCCGTGGCGCCCGGCCTCCACTTGCTCCACAGATCGGCCCTTGCCCCGTGGTTCCAAACCATCAGGCTCGAATTGTATCGCTTGATGACCTTCTGCCGACCATGCCCCAGAAACATCGGCGCGCTGTCCGGTGCAATAGCGAACTCAGCGGGAAAATCCACAGCCTCGTCGAGTGGTCCCGTCACCAGCACGTCCAGGTCGGAATAGAGCACCCGACCATCGAACGGCATGGCCGGATCGAACATGCGAAGCTTTGACCACCATGCCTGATAAAGACTGCCCGTGGTTGGCACGACAACCGGCTCGACCCCTTTTGGCAGATCGTTCGGCCGATCGGTCAGGCACACCATGCGGAATGGACGCTCGAGGTGGCGTTCCACCATCGACTTGAGTTTGACGACATATTCGACGCCGAACTTGCGATGGCCTCTCACCCAAAGACACGCGACGGTCAGGCTCACTGGCGCTCGCCGAGCAGATAGGCCCGATTGGTCAGAACTTTGATGCGCTGGCCGGCATAGGGTAGATTGCTCACCGCCCGGTTGACCCCAGGCACATGCACGTCATCGAAGATCGCGACGTCGCCCGGTTCCTGATGTTCGGCCAGCATCCGGCCTTCTGCGGACACCGCGTTGAAATCATGCTTGCCGTCCACGAACGCAAAATGGACGCGCTCGTCCCGTGGCAGCAATGCCAGCCAATCGGCACCAGGCATGCCGTGGAATTCTCGATCGACCGACATGGGCCACCACGGATCGACCAATTCTGGCACCGTCATCGGGTCCAAGATCGAATTGCGATCCACCATGGCATAGGGATCGATCACGTCGATCGACACCACCATGCCGGCGTGGCCTGCGTCGGCCAGCGCCCATGCCATGCATAATGCGGAAAACCCCTTGGCGGTCCCAATGTCGAGGAACGTCATGTAGTAATCTTCGGTGCCGGCGAGATAGCGACGCGCCTGCGCATACAGAATTCGTCCATGCTGCCAACATGGCGGGTTTTTCTTGACCGGGCAGGCCAGCACGCGGGCCGCATCCTCAAGCCGCCCACGGTCCAGCGCAAAGCCCGCATCGCGCTCGAAATCATCGACAATCGGATATTCCCGCACGCGCTCGGCCTCAAAGGCAGAGACATAAGCCTCGCGGGCTGCTTTCATATCTGAAGCTTCCAGCGGCCTTGCTGGGGATTAACGAACGGCCGGTGATCGCCCTTGTGTAGAACGGCTCGAATGAGACGGCCGCGTTCCAGATCCGCGAACACCATCATATCGACGTTGTAGCCGTTGGCCTTGGCCAGCGCCTGGATGCAATTCGGCTGGATATTCCACATGCCATGATCGAGGTAGCCCTGGTGCGGCGTCTCGAATGCGATGTATCCGCCGGGCTTGGTCAATTGGTGCAGCGTGCGCCAGACTTGCGCCTGATCGAACACATGCTCTCGCGTTCCGAAGTCCGTCACCAGATCGAACGGTGGGCCGGGCACCACACCCTCGATCGGCAGATTGAGGTCGTGCAATATGGTCGCCTTGCCGTTGCCGTCAATCGAGACATAACGACCCGCGCCCCATGAGTGATATAGCGGCTCGCAAGGCAGTTTTTTTGCTCCAAGCTTGTCGCGATAGAGTTGATCACCAAGTTCACAAACCGAAAACGGCTTGGGCAGTTTCGCGCACAGGTCGCGCAGATACTCAACAGGAACCGGCCCGATACCCATTATGACGGCTCCCCGAAAAACTTTCTTGGCCACCCGCTCATGGCTTTAACGCCATGGTGCCATTGCGTGTCGTCGCGGATGTAGTTGCGATAAATGTTGCGAACCACTTGATGACGGAAATCCCGCGCCATCGTCTGATTTGCATAAGGCCCGCGTTCCAGCGGCATGCCGCACAAAATGAATTCCTCGAACCCAATCATTTCGGCCATCTTGCGGGCCGCCCAAACCGAGGTTCCGACGCCCTTGGCTTCCGGCCACCAATGATCGACGTAGGGGTATTTTTTTGAAAACTCAGAAGCCTTGGCAAGCGACGTGGAGCCGTGGACCATACATCCGGATCCAAAGCTCTCACGCTGTTGACGCGCCCACACGCCGAGCTTGTTTGGCCCGTGATGCGAAGAAAACAACGCCAGCGCCTTGGTGAAGGCCGCCGCGCCATTGACCACGATAACCGGCGCATCGGGACGCAACGCCCGCGCCTTCGCAAAATCCTCTTGGAGCGTCCACGCAAAACCACAAACGAGGACGGCCCCGGCGTGCCGGTGAGGGTACGCCGGGGCCGCCTGCCACACGTTAGGACGTGTAGGTCACAGTCGCAGCCAGAATGTCCTGGCTGATGTTGACGGAGGTCGAGCCGTCAACGTTGAGCACTATATGCCACGACTCATCGACCAGGGTTGCAGCCATATCCTCCTGGATCGTTCGGGTGTCATCGATCGCGCCGACGCGGATCACTCGGATCAGATCGCCAACCTTGAGGTTAGCGATAACCTCCGCATCGTTGAAGTACGCAGCCACCTCGATGGTGGTGTCGGCATCCGCTGTGACATACGTCCACAGCGAAACGCCGTTGCCCCAATCGGCTGACCGCCAGAAATATGTTTTCTGGCCGATAACCCCAGAGGTGCTTTGCTTCTTGAAAGCCATGATGGTTTCTCCTGATGCTGGGGTTGTTACGAGGTCGGCAGGGCTTCGTTGTCGTCCACGGTGCAAGAAATTACACCGTTGAGATCGATCAACGCGGCGCCGCCGCTCATCATGTGGTTGACCCAGTGCGCCGCACGATCACCATGCCAGGTAATGTCCGCCGCGACTGCGTTGCTCGTCGCGGCGTTACCCGCGAAGGCACCCGTTGCGTAGCCGAGCGCCGACTTGTGCCAGGCCAGATAGACGCAAGCGTTACCGCCCACGCCGGACAAGCCGGTATGGACTGTCCACTTGACGCCCATAAAGTCCTTGAACCTGGTGATCGGCGCACCCTCGGTGAACGGCAGGCCGTTCGGGCCGACATAATCGGCACTGGCGAACTGCTGCACACACATGGCGTAAGCCCAACCGCGCGTTGACAGCGCGCCGTAGCGCTGACCATCGTTCGGCACGTTGTTGGCGTCGAGACCTTCGACCATGCCGATGATGCCGTTGCGGATCGCATTGGCGGAGGTAACGGTCCAGGCCGTCGAGGTCTCGGTCGTGGTGCCGAGCGCCGTGATGATCTGGTCGTCAACCTTGCGGCCAAGAGCCTGTGCACCGCCTTGCGCAATGGCCATGCGCTCGTCGATGTTGGTCTTGGCTTCGTCGAGTTTGTCCACCCAATCGCCTGCGTAGAAATCATACAGGGTGCATTCGATTGCGGTGTGTTCCTGGTTCATCGGCGTGATGACACCGTGACGCGCTTTGGTCGTCGCGGTGCCGTTGCCGATCTTCTGGAACGTGGTGGAACGGCCGACTATGCCGTCCTTTGTTCTCACCGTAGGGCGAAGAACCGAGCCCCGGCGGTGAAAAATGATATGCACCTCCTGCTCGTATTGCCTGATAAAGGCCTCGTCGATCGTGATGCTCATTGGGATGCTCCCGTTGTTGAGCGTTTCGGGGGAGCACATGCGTTGCGTAGCTGGCCGGTGACGGGCGCAGATGGCCGCTCGAGCGGGGCTGCACGGTTGTCAGGTCAGGGGCTTGGCAAGTGGGTCTTGGTGGGTTGACCCGTTCGCGGGGGCGCGTGAGCGGTAGCCCGCTTGGATCAAGAACAATCCGCCGGATGGCGGAATTTCAGTTAGGCACTGCGTCCGGCCATGCCGACGATCGGCGCACTGCCATAGAGCGCGGTGTTGATCTCACCGAGCCGCTTTTGAACGGCCGGGCTCTTGTATTTCTCGGTGCCGGGCGGGTTGTCGGCCATGATCTGCTGCATTTCGGCTTGCAGGGAACCCTTCTCGGCGGATCCAACCGCGCCGATAAATTCGCCCTCGCCCATGCGCAGGCCGACCTTGCCCATTGCCTTGATAAGCATCGGGTGGTCGCCAAGCTTGGCACCGTTGACGATGGTGGTGTTGAGGAATGTCTTGAGTTCATCGCCGCCGAACACCTCGACAGCGCGCACCGCCAGATTGACGTGCTTGGAATAGTCGGCGCCGAGTTCCTTTTTTAGGTTGGCTTCTGCGTCGGTACGAGCCTGCACCGCGACACGGTTCTGCTCGGCCAACTGGGCCTGCGCCAATTCGGTAACGGCCTTGCTTACAGCGGTAACGGCCGCGGCCGGCACGCCGTTGGCATGAAACACCTTGGCGATCTCGCCCTGGACTTGCTTGTCCTCGTCGGTCGGTTCACGGCCGATGTCGAATTTATATTCCTCGGGCTTCTCGGGAACGCCGATTGCCTTGTGAAACTTCGCAACGTCCTCGGGTTTGGCGTCCTTGGCCGGGACACGGACCATCGAGCCGTTGGCCTTGCGCAGATCATAGGCGACCTTGACAGCATCAGCGGGGCTTGCGAGCCGCGATGCAAATTCCTTCTGCTCCGGGTCGGTGATCGAGGCGCGCCAATCGGCAGCGCCGGCGTCGGCCGCAGCGCCGGCACCCTTGCCAGCATCAGCGGCGGCACCATTCGCAGCCGCGCCATTGGCAGCAGCGGCCGCCGCAGCGGCATCGCCTGCAGCAGACGCACCAGAGGCCGCCCCGTCACCGGCAGCGGCCCCATTGTTCGCAGCACCACCGGCAGCGCCGGCATCAGCTTCGGCCATATAAATCACCCTTCTGGTATGCCCTCTGGGGGCGGAATCGCTGCGTGCTGCGAGATCAACGTGCCGATGCGGCGCGCCCAGGCTCTCGCAGCCAACAATGCGTGGTTGTTCAGGTCTTGCTCGTTGACCACCGGGCCCTCGCAAAGATCCACGATCTGCGAAAGAACGCGGCGGCCTTCCTCGGTTCCGAGCAGCACCCGGTTGAAATCCCGGTAACGATCGAGGTGCGTGTATTTGTTCCGTCCGACCTTGATCGGGCGAAGAGCCTCAATGAACGCCGCGATTTGGCTGTCCTGCTCGGGCTTTCGTCCCGCTCCTGGTCTAGCCCCGCCACGCGGCATACAGCCTCACTTTTTGAAAGTTTTGATTGGATCGCCCAATCAAACCGCCGCGCCGTTCTGCATCTGCTCGGTGGCAACGGCATTGTTGCCGGCTTCGGTCGCGGTCTTGACGATGTCCGCGATGCCCTGGCCTTCGGCGAGCGCGCCCTGCGAGGCGACCGCCTGCTGGCGCTGCTGGCGCATCGCGGCGACATCTTCCTTGGACCGAATCCACTTATGCGGGAGATTGAAGCTCTCCGGCATATCGCGGGCGATTTCGTCGCCGTTGAAGTTGTCACCCGTCTCGGGCTGGATCGCGATGATGGGTCCAATCGACTCAAATGCCATCGCCATACCTGCAACTTCGATCTGCCGGCGGGCCTGTTGGATCGGTGACATGAACTCGAATTTAACGTCACGGCCTGCCAGCACGTCAGGTGGAGGCTCTAGCGCCCCGGCCTTGAAATCCCGGTTTGGCCCCGACATGATGCCAAACACCCGAGAGATAATGGCACCGATATAGTCCGGTTCCATTTGGCCCAGCGTCGGGCCTATCTGTCTGATAAACTCCTGCTTCCGCTCGGAAACCTCGTAGGCCGTCATGTCCGGTCCCTCAACCGGAAGATTGAAAATGTTTTTCAGGAACGCCGACTCGACCATCTTGCGATAGTCGTCCTGCATTTCGCGGCCAATCGGAATGTTGGCGCCGGCCTCCAATACACCCATCGGCTTGCCGTTGGTGGCGCGGATTGCTTCGCTGTCTATGACCGTGAGGCCGCCGGGATAGGTCCGTACTGCTGACATAACGCCATCGGACGCAATCCACTTCGGCGGATCGACCGCCAATTGGCCGCCGACCAGAAGCGTATGGCCCATTGCTTGAAGGGTTCGGCTGTCGGGCAACGCCATCATGCCGGCGGATCGCGGGTAGATTTGATTGGCAGCCACCTCCCAGCGCGGCACCGCTACCGGGAATTCCTGAAACCCGTTTTCCTCGATGATTTTCTCGTCCTCAACAGACACGACACAATTGCTGAAGGGCGCGTTTTTGTTGTCATAGCTGCGCTTGTCGTAGTCACTGCGCGGCTCGATCGCCTGGACGAACTCGAATAACTTATCGCTCTGCCGGTTGGCGCTTGGCTGCGCCAAGGCCTCACGGATTTTTGGCGTTACTTTGTCCTCGCCGAACCGCTGGATAAATTGACGGGCCGTCCAGCGCCTTGTGATGTAACAGGTATCGACTTGGCCATCCGCGTTTTCATCAATGGCAACATCGCCGATGTGCAGGGACCGGAACAACAGACCATTGCGGTCCTTGTTCTCACTGATCCAGAGATAGCCCAATCCGAATGTCGCAATATCGTAATCGACCGCGCCGGAATGCTGGATAAACCGCGCCTCTGGATTGTAGATGGCCGACCACATGCGTTTTTGCACATCGTCAAACCATAGCTTAACTTCATCGACCTCGTTCAATTCATCATCGGTCGCCCGCATCCAGAACCACTTGGACGTTGACGGCTTCATCAACCCGTCAATCGCGGTGGCCAGCGAACGACACGCCTGGCGCGGCGTCGAATCGTAAATCTCTGCCGACGTCTCCTGGCCCGGCATCAGCGATGACGTGAAGCCGCCCCGGTTGGGCTGCATAATATCGGAAAGCTCTTGCCAAATTGGCAGCCACAAGTCGCGGCGCTGCTTGAGCGCCTTGTAGCGGTCAAGCTTGTCGAGCGCCTTGCTCATTCAGCCGCCGCCCAGCAGTGAGGTGCGCTGTACCGCGGCTTGGGCCGGCGCGCCCACGTCGCCAAGGCCGCCGCTGAGGATCGTGTCCTCAAGGCCGCGCTTGCGCCTCATCCTCGCGCCTTCGGCACGCTGAAGCGACACGGTTTCGCCGTCGCCGATGCGCGGCGCAGGCGGCGTGGCCTTGACTGGCGCAGCCACCGGCCGATCGTCTTTGCCGCCGAACAGATTGGACATGAAGCTCATCGTTGCATCCATCGGTGCGGGTTGAATTTCAAAGCGCTTTCGGCCTGGATGGGCGGCTTTGGCCGTTCGTATTGCGTGACGACATTGCCAGCAACACGACTGGCGGCCGCGTCGCGCTCCGCGCGGTAGCGGTCCAAAGCTTCAGGCGTCCATCCGTTTTTCAAATCTTCCGGCGAGAGTTTCAATGCAGTGCGCCGTCAACGGACTGCCGCAGCGCGCGCATCGCCATTGCCGGCCCAAGTTCCTCAATGATCTCGTCGCAGATTTCATCGGGCAGGATATTGCCCGTCCGCTTGGCGTGAGCCCGGCGGGTGATGGTTCGCAGCCGTTCTAAATCCGTTGAACTCAATTCCGTGAGGAACGACGCTGCAACCACCGCCGGCACTATGCCCAGCACTTCAGCCTCTACCACCAGAAGGCGCACATCAGGGCCTTGGATATTGTCCGGCACGGGAGGCACACGATCGTCGCCCGGCCGCATCACCGCAAACCGCAATGGCGAAAGTTTCAGCGTGCCGCCATCGAATGATCGCTCCATGATATATTTGCAGTCGTGCTTCCACTGGCGAACGTGTTCAATAGTTTCATCGCCATTAAGCCAGATTGCCAGTTCCAGTGTTTCGCCAAGTTTCATCGTGCGAGCGCTCCCGCATGAGGCCGGTAGCTGCCGGCGCTTTCGATCACGATCGGCCGTGGCCTGTCGCCGCGCGCCACAGCCGGAAATATCTCGGTCAGGCCCCACACCATTGCGTCAGCGCGATCCGGTGAACGATCACCCATGTATCCGGCTGTAGTGAAGGAACAGAGTTGATCTTCAAGCTTGGCGAAGTATCCCGACATGCAAACTTTGTTCTGATCGAACAGCACGGCGATCGGTTCGGCTCGAACGGCCTTGCCGCGGGAAGCCCTCACCTCACGGAACGGCGTGCGAGGCCGCGCCGTGCGCAGCACCTCCTGCACCATCGCACCGCCGTAATTGATCTCAGCTACAACGCAATCGGCCATATGGCGGTCGAACGCGGTCGCGACGATCGTTCCCCATTGTTGCGGGGAGAAGCGGCCGGATAAATCCTCCAGGATATAGCCCTTGCCATCGACGCCGAGCCCACAGACGACGATACCCACCTCATCAGATCGCTTATCTTCCTCGCCGGAACAGCCGGAAGGATCGACCGCGATGATGACGCGCTGCATATCGGGCAATTTGCCGTCGATCACACGGCCACGGTCCAACGTCTCCATTGACCAAAGCGCGTTATCGACGGCGGCCTGAAACTCGCCGAGCAGAAAACGGCGCCGCATCCGCTCGGGCAGCGTATCCAATTCCTTGAGATAGTCCGCCGGCAGATTTTCCAGGTTGTCGCCGGGATTAAGAACCATCGCGGCGAAACGCTCTGGCTCCGCCAGTTTGGTGCGCTTGTCAGGATCTTCCTTGGCGACAAACAACCGGCACGTCCAATGCGCCTCGGACGGCGGATTGCAGTCGTAGAACGCCTTGAGGCGTAGCGGTGTTTGCTGCGCCAGCCGCGTCATCGCCATGTTGCGGGACGCGAACGGTATCTGTGAACACTCGTTTAGGAATATGGTCGCGTACTCCTGCCCCAAAATCTTTTCGGTGCGTTCCTTGTCGTCAAGGCCACCGAACCAAATTTCAGAATTGTTGGGCAGACGATAGAACCAATCGGACTTGTCGAGGTGGCAGTGTTCAGCCACGCCGGGAAAACACAGTTCCATGACCTTGGGCAGCGTATCGTAAACGACCGATGCCTTGATATGGTTGAATCGGTATCGCAGTGCGGCGTGGCGGCTTGTGTGCGCCAGCGCACGGGTAATCATCGCGCGCACAACCAAAAACGTTTTCCCGCTCCTACTGCCGCCGTACAGCATGACATGCGTGGCCGGCGAGCCCAGCACGCGGTTGGCCACTACCTGACGTTCCGTCAGGTGAAACGTCACAGCAGGCCCTTATCGTCCCCGGCAATGTTGACTTGGATTGGCCCGCCGGCAGACCCGGTGTGTTCGACCCGTTCCTTGAACATGCCGAGATGCTTGCCGAGATCGACCAGGGCCGCGCGCTTGTCGCCGAGCTTGAACCTGACGGCCGTCACGTTGGCATCGGGGCGATCTTCCCCACCGTGCTCGGTTCGCGTCGTAACGTCGATCGACTGGATCGCGGCGGCCTGGTCTCGTGACAGAGCCTCGAGGACGATGCGCGGCTGGCCTTCGGGATCAATCCGAACGTAATCAAGCATGTTCGAAAATCCGACCTTGGCGAGTTCGGCCACGATAGCCTCGACCGTGACGCCGGTTCGGGCCGCAGCCTCGGTGGTGATTTCCACCACGCGGGCCTGGATTGCGGGCAATGCGGCCAAGCGCGAGGCATTGCCGGCGTCGGGCTTGTAGCCGGCGGCAGCATAGGATCCGTTCACGCCCTGCCCCGTAGCGAGCGCCTGCGCCACGATCTCGTGTTTGGGGTTTTTGAGAACTGACATTCAGACCTTTGGCATCACGAGCCGATAGCCGCGACCGTCAAGGACGACGATGCGGACACCGAGTTGTTTGATGATCTTTCGCGCCCAAGAGACATAAGTTCGGATGCACATCATCCATCCTTCCGGCTCCCTGTACCCCCACAGGCCAAAGATTCACCCCAAAGCTGGCAAGCTATTTGACGTTGCCAATTGGGGCGATGGAGCGAAGGCTACATTATACGCAGCCATCATTGGTGCTACGGCAGTTATCACAGCCGCGAAGTTCGCCTCGTCCCCCAGTCAAACCACGATAGTGCATCCCGTGATCGAGCGCGTTGTAGAGCGCGAGATTAAGAAAGACGATTTGCTGTCCACCTCATCATTGAGCCGCCCTAAAATACCCTTGCCAAGGTCTCGACCAAAAAAACACCGCTAAACATTCCGGTCATCGTTCCGATCAATATTCCCACCAGAAAAGACCAAAAGTGGTCGCTAACTCGGCGTGTGACCATTTTTTTCAATCCTTCGCAATCAGCATCTTGTATGGCAGCGGACCGTCAACGCGTGTCAGGAACTCCGCGATGCGGTTGCAATCAGCAACGCCACGGCGATTGTAGCGCCACGTAATCTCGGCCAGATACTTGTCCAAATGTTTGGCTGACACCCAGTGGTGAACGAGCGCGTCCGCGCCGCATGCCGCAGGCGATGCAACATGAACCAGCCGGTCTTTTGGGTAACACCCAAGTCCCGCGCGATCTGCGTTGAGGCGATGCCCTTGCGATGGCTGGTAATCAGCCAAATTGCCGCCAGCCATTTGCGGACCGGAATTTTGCTGTCCTCAAAGATCGTCCCGACGCGGATCGAAAACGCCGTCCGGCACTGAGCGCATTTCCATTTCCTGCCGCCCTTCAGGCCGTAGATTTCAGGGTGGCCGCAGTAAGGACAATATTCCCCATTTGCCCACCGGATTGCCTTAAAATAGCGGATCGCCGCACCCTCATCGGGGATCGCGGCGAACAAGTCGTACAGACTCAAAAATTCCTTCATTGCCCTGTCCTCTCCGATAGTTAGAGAGAATCATGTTTTTGGGCTGGTGTCAAATAGTATATAAGTTCCGCGTCCGCCATAGGCGACGGTGTTCGAGTTCAGATCGACCAGCAACCGATTGTCCGCCACCTCGGATCCGCAGCATGGGCATATCATCGCCGTGGACCTGAATAGGAAGCAGCCCAGCCAAGCTGGCGGCGATGACTGGGCTGCTAGGGCGACGGCGGGGAACTGGGGAAAGAACCCCACACACGACGCCATCCCGCCGGGATCGGCGGAAATACAAAGCCCGCCGCGGATTTCTCCGGGCGGGCACAAACTCACTCATTCGGTGTATGTCAACGGCCCAAGTCGCGCAAGGGATAGTATGCGAGTGCCGCACAGGACACGTCCCCAGGGTTCAAACAACCCGCAGAATACGGCTTCGGCGCTCATCGTCGTGCGCCCAAGGTTCGGCCGCGGCAGCAGGGCCAACCGCAATGTGCTGGTTCAATTTCCAGGTATCAAGCGTGGCCTTCACTCGGGCGAGACCTGACCGCCACGCAAAATATTCCGCGCGCGCGAATGCGATGTCAGGCCCAGGCGGATCCAACTGCACAGGGCAGCGCGCCTCAGGGCCGTAGCGCCGGCCAGCGGTCATTCCGTCAACCAAATAGCCGTCATCGTCGATGTACTGCACGATCGGCTTGCCGTTCTTGCCGTTTGATCGTTTGATTTTAACTGGCCCCATGTCCCATTGTGGCCGTGTCCCCATGCGGGCGTGTATCGTCACCAGTGCCGATACGTTGAGGCTCAGGTACGCCATCGCCGGGTGATCTATCGAGACGTAGGGCGCCAGGTGCCCCATCAACCGCTCGCGGGATTGCTTCCAATCAAGCCCGACCTCGCCGAGCCGGTTGACGACGCACTCGACGATCAGCGCGTCGGGGTGCGGAATTCCGCCAAGTGCTTCCGGAAAGCCTGGATCTTGGCTCCAAGCATCGACCCGTGTGCCGAGATCAGCAACGCGAAACATCGGCGAGATCGACGAAGGATCGTTCCACCCGCCTTCGCCTTGCCCGTAACCCTTGGGCAGTTCTTCGCGGTAAGCCCATTGAAGTAGCTTCTCAACGTCAACCTGTATTTTGTTGGCGTTATTAGCCTTATTTGGTTGCTGCATCATTCGGAAATCTGATTCCATTTTCAGCGTGTTTTGCATTTTGTCCGACCTACAAAAACACCGATGGCAGCACTTTGTATGGCTTCCGGCTCGGGTCGGGCGGCGCCTTGGTTCGCTTGCCGGCGTGCGGGCCTTTGATGATTTCGATGACGCGCCAGTTCTTGCCGTACACCTCGACGCGGATCATTCCGTTTTTTATCAATGCCTGCGTAATGCCCGAGCGAAGCTTACCCGTTGGGTATGCGGAGTGGCGGTTAGTCGGAGCCCGCTCGCCTGCGTTTGCCGCACTGACGATCAGCGCAAAGCCACGGAGAATGACTTGCTCGGAGATCATTTGGGTTTCTCTCAGCGCTGCATGAAATCTGGAATGCTCAAGTCGTCCGGAATCTCCCGTCGAACAGGTCCGGCCACACGTCCGGAACTGTCATTTCTTGTGACTGACCTGTAGTCACCCGTTTCATCGCCAAAGGTTCGAAGCCGAGGTATTGGATGAAGTACCGTTGCCATGCGTCCCATTCCGCCGTTCCCATCGTGATCGTTGGGAGTGGTGTTTGCCCCTTCGCCCCCATTTCCTTGATCTTCGCGTGTGCCAGGGCTAGTTTCCCGTAAGTCATTTCCTTGGTTAGGTTTTCTTTCGAGATCAGTCGCATTTGTGGCCCTCAGTTTTGCAAACATTTCCGCGCGCTGTTCATCGGTGATTGCCGCTGGCGAATTACCGCCGGAGGGGTAGTCATTCCATCGCTGTTGGTTCAGCCAAGTGACTGCCTGCGCGACGAATTTCGTTCCGACTTGGTTTTGGGTTTGCAGTTCAGCCGTGTAGCGTTTTGCCGCGGCAATGATCGATTCCGCATCGGTGCCGGATTTTACCGCGGCATCGAATTTCTTGAGAGCCGGTGTTTTCGGGTTTGCGCCTTCGCGTCTCGGGTAGGCCTTCCAAAATTCCTCGGATTTTGAATTCGATTTGGGGCGTGTCGCTTTTGCGACCGCCCATATATCTTTCTTTCTTTCTTTCTCCCCTTCCATCCTACCTCCTCCATCCTCCCTCTGCGGAGGTTTTTCCGTACTGGTGGTGAACTGGTGGGGTACTGGTTCCGAACTTGTGTCTTTTGAACCTACGTAGGTTCTCAACTCGTCCGGTAGAGGGTGCCTGTATGCTGGTTTTTTGGGTCGCTGATACTTGTTGAAGTTCCGAACCGCTCCGTAATCCTTCCCGTCATGAGAGAACCGTTTGACGGCATCGGCCGCAACCAGTTCGCCCAGCAATGCTTCGACGTCCACGTTGTCGGCCGGAAAAATCTTCATCTTGATCGTGAGAGGCTTCCACTCGAACACCCCATGATCGTCCGCCTCGGTCCAAATTCCCGGCAAAAGAACGCGCGCCGTCATGGAGACAGAAACGAATGCCTCATCGGTGAATAATCCTGGATGAACACTGCGAATCCGCGCCATTATTTCACTCCCGCCTTCTCAATCCGCACCGTGATGCCTTCGCCCTGCGTCACCCAGCGCATCGAGATCATTTCGGACAGGCTGTCGTCCTGGATGATGCGAACGGAGGTCAATAAATCCTCCGTGGCCTCCAATAGATTGCCGAGATCGCGGCGCTTATCGTCGGGCCGCACGGCGTCGATGCTCAGTTTGTAGCGGCCGGGGATTTCCCCCTGCCCGCGCCGCTGTGCAAGCGCCATGAAACCGGCGTCAAACAGCCAATCCTCATATCGCTGCGATCTTGCAATGCCGGTCTTGGTGCGCTTGCGGAGCGCATTCTTGGATGGCGGCAGTGGTAGGTGGAGTTCGATCATTTCGCCTCGCACCTGGCCTCGATCGGCGTGTACTGCGCGCCCATGATTTCGGCGCCGCGCTTGATGTTGCGGATCAGGTCGGAGGCATAAGCCGCACAGGCGTCCTTGCTGTGCCCGCCATAGACAGGCACGCCAATGACAGCAGATGGGTTGCCGGCCAGGAAAAAGATGACGACAAACTTCATGCCGTCCCCCTGCATTCATAATCATCGGCGAGTTGGCCGAGTTTTCGCGCGGCAGCGGGGCGCGCAGATTCGTACAGCCCGGCGTTGACGCAGTAGGTCTGCTGCTTGGCGATGTAGCCGAGTTTGCCGGCTACGCTGGCGGCACTGCGGCCTAGCTCACGGCCGATGTCGGCATCCGACATGCCGCAATGGCGCATGAATCGGGCGCAGCCGAGATCCTCATCGTTCCAAGGGCTGCCGCGGCGCATGGTTCAGCCCGCCGCCAGGATCGAAGTGTCGCGATCGATCGCGGCGCGGCCGAGTGGGGTATCCACCAGCATCCCGAGCGCGTGCATGTAGGTATCGAGGATGGCTTGTTGTTCGTTGCGCTCACTGGCCTCCTGCTTGCGCAGGCGGATGATGGTGCGAAGGGCCTTGGTGTCGAATCCGTTCGACTTGGATTCCGCAAACACGTCGCGAATGTCGCTCGCAATCGCGTCCTTTTCCTTGGAAAGCCGCTCAATCCGTTCGACGAACGCCTTGAGTTGATCCTTGGCGAATGCACTGTTGTGGCCGATGTCTGGCATAGCTATCCCCATAGCGAATTGATGGCGCCTGAAAACCACGCACAAAACGCACGAAGGAAGCTACAAACGGGGAAGGATTAGCGAGACTGCTGCATCGAAATGCGCGGCAAACTCACGGCCGCATACCATTCATGGGTGTTGTAGAGCCGGACCAATCGAGGCCGCAGGCTGGTGACGACGCGGACGCCAAGCGTCGGGTTGATGCGCTCGGTATTGTCGATGCGGTTCTCTGCGCGCCGGTAGCCCTTCGGCGGATCACCAAGC